GATGTAACAATCAGTGCTTCAACTAATAAAATTACAGGTCTAAGTACATCAGCACCATCGGCAGACGGTGATGTGGTTACTAAGGCGTACTCCGACTCTGGTACGCAAACAATGACCAACAAGTCGTTGACAGCACCAATCCTTACAGGATCTGCTTCATCGGCTGGTAGCATACTTTTCAAAGAAGACACAGACAACGGAACAAATGCAGTGACTTTGATAGGACCTGCTTCCACGGCAGATGTGACACTTACATTGCCTGCGGCAACAGATACCCTAATAGGTAAAGCAACTACTGACACACTTACAAACAAGACATTTGACGTAGAAGGCACAGGAAACTCTATTTCAAACATTGATGTGGCAGACTTCAAGGCCGACGCAATTGTGATTGAATCAGAAGGTATAGCATCAAATGACAACGATACAACACTACCAACAAGTGCGGCAGTCAAAGATTTTGTGGACGGCAAAGTAAACGTTGACACCACAATCATTGCGGGCAACACCAGTGTTGTGTGTAGTGACTCAGGCAGTGATGGACTAATCACTTTCAAAGCAGACAACAACACAGAAATGACAATTGATGACAACGGTGTCAGAATTTTTGGTGACTTCACAGTTGACGGAACCAGCACAACAATTAACACTTCAACATTATCAATTGAAGACAACATTATTGAAGTTAACAGAAACGTATCAGCGGCATCTGGTATGCCGTCTTATTCAGGACTCAAAGTCAACAGAGGTGAAACATCATCTGCAACTGAAAACGATCTTTTCTGGGTATGGGACGAAAGTTTTGACGATGACGACACAACAATTCACGGCAATGCAGGAGGTGCCTGGACTGCTCTGAGAGCATCCACAGGTGCCGACAACGCGTCAGAGATCACAACCACAGAAACCAATCTAGTAGATATTAGATGTAACGTGGTACACGCGGTTGCAACATCGGCACAGTACGCGGACGTTGCCGAGCGTTTTGAAGCAGACGCTCCTATGGCAACTGGTGCAGTGGTGATGGTAGGTGGATCAGCAGAGATAACTGAAACAACATCAGAGTTGTCTGATCAAGTGTTTGGTGTTATATCTGATCAACCTGCGTATGCCATGAACGCGGCGGCAGGTAACAACGACTCACATCCATATGTTGCAATGACTGGTAGAACTCCAGTGAGAGTAACTGGTGCAGTGACCAAAGGACAAAGATTAGTATCATCATCAGTTAAAGGCTGTGCAAGAGCGGCGGCCACTGGGGAATCTATATCACCGTTCCATGTAATTGGTAGAGCATTAGAAACAAACACAGACACAGGTATCAAACTGGTAAATTGTGCAGTGAGAACAAACAACTAATAAATATTTTTACTTTTTAGTAGAACACTAAGGGCGGCTTCGGTCGCCCTTTTTTTTTAGATTTTTGATCACACCCATACATAAGTAAAATTGATGATCTTAGACAAAGCCAATTCACTTGATAATGCAGAATATCCAATTCAATTAAGCGACGGCTCATACAACGGTATCTATATCATATTGAAATGGCTATTTGGCACACATTTGAATCATGATCGGCCTGTGGTGGACTTAGGATGTTACACTGCCAGGCACCTACAATGGCTATTACCAATTTGTGCTCCGTTACATAAAAAAATTGAGTGTCTAGACAGTTTTTCTCTAATAAACGAAACTAATAAAAAAGCATTATGTAAAGAAATAGAAGACAAATGGTCACACAAATTAGTCACTTGGACCTGGGATGATGCTAGTAATAGCAAATATATGTCAGAGGCAGATTTTATATTAATTGGCACTGATCATAGTTTCCCTATTGAAGAACATATGTTTAAAACCAAACATGCGTGTGTATGGTCAGGATCAATGGGTATGGATTACATATGGCCAAGGATTGCTAATTATCTTCATACTAAAAAGTTGCATCTACTAGTGCAAGGCCCAAATTTAATCACTATCACAAATGATGTTTCTATTGTGAAAAGTTTTCGAGACAATATTAAATATTTCAATAAAAAACTTGAAAGTTATGATCAACACCTTGAAGATCAGATGGACGTGATAAGACTAAGACAATCTAAATCAAATACTTCAATGGCACACAAATTAAGAATATTAAATAATTTTGATACTAAACAATCAAATCAAGAATAGTCTGTAACTTCCCTTTAATACTTTTGTTGTTCAAAGTATTACGTAGACCACCATGTAAATTTTTTGGCCAACATTCAAACGCACACCAACAGTATCCAGAATGTTCGCTGTTAAGTTTTGGTAAAAATTCGCTATCAATCGCAATGAGATATGTATGGAAGAAAAACTTTTGATCGTTCGAAGTAAAAAGTTCTAAGGGAATCACTTTTTTAAAAGTGGGAGTATCACCGACTTCTTCACTGATCTCTCTTTTCAATCCTTCAAAGGCAGATTCAGAAAATCTGGCTTTTCCGCCAACAAGTCCCCAAGAACCTTGAGTCTTTGGTTGAGTTCTTTGTAGAAACAAAAATCTTTTTGTGCTGGTAGAATAGAATAAAGCGCCTGAACAAATGATATTTTCTTTCATTACTATAATTTATTAGAAATAATTACGGAGTAGTTGCGTCTTGACCAGAAGCATCGTCGTTGGCAGTACCGCCACCATCTAGTACGATTGTCCAATTACCTTGAGTGTACACACCTTCATAACTTTTCACCCATTCTGTACCCGTAAACCTGTATTGTATGCCTGTATTTGTATTGGTAACATAATGCAAAGTTGAATCTGGGTTACTGGCGTCAAAAACTTTCTGCCATCTACCTTCTGATGAATTGTACTGTATAATATCACCAACACTAGCCACTAGACTTCCCCAAGTAGAACTTTGCACAGTTGCAGTAGAATCACCAATTGCATCAATTATCAAATACCTATCTCCATTGGCAGGATTGGTTGGTGCAAAAGTTGTTGGATTTATAATTTTTTTAACTGCTGTTAGTGTGTTTGCCGGAATGGTGTCATCGTCAATTGTGTATAATAAAATTGTATCATCCAGTGTAGTAGTTGCGATTGTACCAATTATTTCATTTCCGTTAGGTTGTTGTAATCTTATTTGACTGGTACCGTTGATTACTTTTCCATATTGTTCTAATAAAACTTTCCAATTAATTGGTGGTCCAAAAGTTTCAAATGGATCTGCTAGTCCTGGATCTCTGGCACCTGTGGCAAATCCGTCACCGCCTGAGGATACATTCACTCCTGTTGTACCTAACAATCGTAATTGGTTTCCTGTGACTAATAATCCAAAATTGTTTGGTGTGATAAAACTTTGGCTGATCAATGGTCCGCTAATTAAACCTTTGTTTATGCCACCATCGTCGTCGTATATACTCATTATTATTTTTTGTACAACGCCAAGTTTTTTGACTTTGACTGGCGGAGATAACCATATTGGCATACTGAAAGTCATTGTGGCTACATCAATTTCTGTGTCTGCACCAACAGGTATACTTCTAGAACTAAATGTAATACCTGTCAACTCCACATAACTTAAACTTGTCCAATCAATATAGTTGTCAGACTTCTGTATTTCAAAATCAGGATTAAACAAATACAATATTTGTTCTAAAATTTGTAGTTTTTGATCCGTATTAGAACTATAGATATCTGCGGTAACTTCAAGTCTAAAAGGCGAAGGCATAACTTTTTCCACAGTGTATCCTGCGCCGAGTCTATTGCTGTATGTGCCGTCTTCTAACACATCACGTTCACGTAAATGCTGTTTCTCAATATGATATGGATTCTGCATACGTTCTCTATCGTAATTCAATTCTCTAATATAACAAGCAATTTTTGGTGCGTAATTTAGAGCATTTTCAGAGTTGTTCCTTATGATATTGGCCACTTGTCTAGTAGCATCACCATATACCACAGGCACAGGTCGTAGTGCTATTTGATCATCTTTGCCTCGACCTGTTTCCACAGAAAAGTTGTTAAGGATTCTCATGAATTGGGTCAAAAACCTTCTAACCTGTCCTGAATAAAAGTGTAGCATTAATTGTCAGCCTTTGGTTTTAGAGCATTTTCTAACGATTGTCTTTGATCTACAGTCAATCCATTAATAGTATTTGTACCTGTTGTGTTGGCAAATCCAGTTTTTTGTGTTGATCGTGTATCTGAATTTGATAAACTGATTCTAACTGAATCTTCAATTTTTACCCATCTGTTGCCGTCGTATCTAAACAATCTGTTAGGCAGATAGTCTGTTCTTAAAAAGTAGTCGCCTTTATTAATATTTGCTGTAGGAAAACTAATTCCAAATCCAGCAGGGTTTCCATTTGGTGCAACACCGTCACCGTCTAAATAAAAACCATAATGACTTGATGCCGGAGTATCTATTACAGCATTTACTGGAGCATCTGAACTGACTCTTTCTGTCTCATTTACATTGTCAGTTCTTATATTTCCTCTTTCATCAATAGGAGCAACATAATACTGTTTGTAATTGAATCCTGATTTTGGTGCATCTGCTTCTGCCTGTGCTAATACTTGATCTGAAATTGTTTTCTCTCTGTTGAAAGTTGACATGTAACTTGCCAATGAGTTTTCTGTAGTTGGATCTCCCAAGATGTCTCTGTATTCCTGTGAATCTACTAGCGATTTTAATTTCAATCTTAACAAGTGAGGCCACCATGTTTGACTGAATCCTTCAGCGGCTCTGTTCACATCTTCAATTACATAATATCTTTTTAGTGCAATAGGAATTGATTCGTCCAAACTAAAGTCATCTTTCATGTGGGGAAATTCAAGTACGTCACCACTGATAGGTTTTCTACCTATTCTTTCAACAATATCATTTAGATGCACAGTCAAAAACAGTGTGTCGTTTTGTAAAAACATACCAAACTGTGAAAGGTTGAAGTCTATATCTTGCACATTATAGATTCCTCGGATTGTGTAGATATCAGCATCATACTTTCTATCTCTATTTTCTAAAAACAGCAAATCTTGTATTGTTCGTTCGTTTAGGCTATCGCCTGAATATTGTGGTTGTGTTGGTGATGCTGGTCCGTCTTTGTTGGTATCACCTTGGTCATAAGGACCTAGGTATTTGTGAAAATGAATATCTGTTCCACCCACAGTGAACATTTCACGAATGTTACGATCAAAGAACTTGTAGTCAGCACCTTTTTCTGGCTTAAAAATAGACAATCTAGGCATATCTTACATATTTATTGCCTATGTCAAACCTATAAATATGTGTATGTCAGAACTCCAAACAGGACAACAAGAAATATTTGATTATGTCAAAAACAACCTCGGTGAAGGTATGATTGACGTAGAATTAGACCCAAAACACTATCAAACGGCCCTAACAAGAGCAATTGATAGATATAGACAAAGAAGTTCTAATGCTGTTGAAGAGTCGTATGCTTTTTTAGAATTACAAGAAAATCAAAACACATATATTTTACCAGATGAAATCATCAATGTGAGAAAATTATTTAGACGTACAGTGGGTTCCAGAACTGAAGGTGGAGAAGGCGGTACATTATTTGAACCATTCAATTTGGCCTATACCAACACATATCTTTTGAGAGCAGGTGCTACAGGTGGCTTGGCCACTTATTATGCTTTTGCATCTTATCAAGAGTTGGTAGGTAAATTGTTTGGTTCATTTATACAGTTTCATTTTGATGTGGCCACAAAAAAACTTACAATCACACAGCGGCCAAGAGCAGACAAAGAAACTGTTTTAATGCACACTGATAATTTCAGACCTGATATAACACTTTTCAAAGATATCTATTCAAAACCATGGATAAGAGATTACACACTAGCAGTATCAAAAGTAATGCTAGGAGAAGCAAGAGGCAAATTCAATACCATTGCATCACCGCAGGGCGGAACAACACTAAATGGTGCAGAATTAAAGAATCAAGGCCTTGCAGAAATGGAAAGATTAGATAACGAAATTGGTAATTTTGCAGAAGGTGGTACACCACACAGTTTTGTTATTGGTTAATTCATAAACTTTTTATTTTAAATAAAACGCTATGTTGGAACCAGACCGTTACAGAAGATACTCAGATCTCACATTGGACGAACTGGAAGAGGTTGTTGAACATCTAGAAAACATGAGTATTGCCGCTCTCAAACAAAACAAAAAAGACTTTAGACAACTAATTTTAAAATCTGCAGAAGAAGCCAAAAAAGAGATTGAAAGACGTCTCAAAATATAGTACAATTAAAGGATGCTGATAGGTATTGTTGGATTAATAGGATCCGGAAAAGACACAGTTGCAAATAGACTAGTGGAAAAACACGGCTATGTCAGAGATTCTTTTGCTAAAAGTTTGAAAGATGCTGTGGCTTCTATGTTCAATTGGGATCGTGAAATGTTAGAAGGCAACACAGATTCTAGTAGGCATTGGAGAGAACAGCCTGACAAGTTTTGGAGCGAACGGTTTGGCAAAACCGTAACACCAAGATGGGTATTGCAATATTTTGGCACAGAAGTCATGCGTGGACAGATGTATGATGGCATCTGGATTGACAGTTGTATTGGAAGATACAAAGGACAAAACACTGTTATTTCAGACACAAGGTTTGTAAATGAAATAAAAACAATCAAAGCACACGGCGGCATAATACTTTGTGTAAAAAGAGGTGAATTGCCCACACAAAAACAAATGCAAGATCAAGGTGCTCATAAATCCGAGTGGGACTGGTTAGACAGTGATTTTGATATTGTGATAGATAATAACGGTACAAAAGAAGATCTATATAAAGAAATTGACTTAATCGTCAGCAACAAGATCGCCCATACGCCAACCCAGTCTACGAACACTGCTGAGCCTTTGGCAGTTAGCACAAATAGTTTTTAAGTTTGTGTAGGCAGTATTTCTTAAATTCCCATCCACAAAAAACACGTCCAGTTGATTTTGATGTTGGGCCTTGAACCCACAAGTTTCACATTGTTTTAATTTTTTGTATCCAGATCTTTGCAATGCAGTTACGCCACCAATGCGTTTGTTCTTGTGTTTTCTATTACAACTATCACAAAGACTTCGCCAATATATCTTTTGTCCTTTTTTGTAGGCATAGGCTCGTGGCCGTGATTTACACTTCGTACACAAAGGTCTTACTGTTTTAATCATATATGCTATTTACGTCGCCTATATAGGTACCGAAATATGGTAAATTTTGTCGTAAAAACAGTATGATAATATAAATACTCTAGTATATACGTACAACTTGCAAGGAGAACACGTAAAATGGCAAATTTAGTATCACCAGGAGTAGAAGTTTCAGTAATAAATGAAAGTTTCTATGTACCATCAGATGCGGGTACAACACCACTGTTTATAGTAGCATCTGGACAAGACAAAAATAACGGAGCAGGCACAGGAACAGCGTCAGGAACAGAGACAGCAAATGCAAACACTGTGTTTTTACTTTCGTCACAAAGAGAATTAACAGAAACATTTGGAGATCCAAAGTTCTACACAGACGCTTCAGGTAATCCAATACACGGTTATGAATTGAATGAATATGGTCTACAAGCGGCATATTCATTTTTAGGAGTAGCCAACAGAGCATACGTGCTTAGAGTCAACTTAAACACTGATGAATTAGTTGGCAGTGCAACCGCTCCAAGCGGTCGTCCGACGGATGGAACATACTGGTTTGACCTTGCATCAAGCAGTTATGGTATATTCGAATGGTCACAAACAGATCAAAAATTTACAGCAAAAACGCCAACATTAATAACTTCAGTTTCCAACCTGGTGGGAGACAGTTCAACAGGTGCACCAAAAGTTTCAATTGGTACGCCAGGCGATTATGCAATTAACACAACACATGTCAGCAATAAGATTTACAAAAAAACTGCCTCTAACACTTGGGTGAATGTAGGTTCAAGTGCTTGGCACTTATCTTTACCAGTTGTTTCAGTAGCATCAGGCACAACAGTGACTGGTTCTGCAACCATGCAGGTAAATGGTGTTCAGGTACAGACAGGCGGCACTGCGTTATCAGATGTGAAGACAGCATTTGATACAGCAAACGTTCCAGGAGTAAGTGCATCAGTAAACAGTACAACTGGCAACTTAGAAATTTTCCATAACGGTTTAGGATTTGGAGATTCTACAGCAGGTTTTAACACTATAAGATTTGAAGAAGGTAGTGGATTATTAGCAGAACTAGGAATCACAGCAGGAACTAAAAATGGTCCTAAATTCCTACAAGCAAAACACACAAATAGACCTACTTGGAAAACAGCAGATGAGAATAGACCTAACGGATCAGTTTGGTTCAAAACTACAAGTGCTAATTCAGGTGCAAACATTTCAGTTAAATTATACAGTGCCGCAAGTGCAAGTTTTTCAACTATTGGTGCACAACTTTTTGCCACTAATCATCAAGCAATCTTTAATTTAGATCCATCAGCAGGTGGAACAAATTTAAGTGCAGGTGATCTGTATGTACAATTTAATATCACTGAACAAAGTGTTGACGGTCAACAAGACACTACACCAAACGTTGGAGACTTCCAAATATTTAGATACGAAGGTGGCCCAACAGTGATTAGTTCAAAAACTACACACCCAACATTTACACACAACGAAACTTTTACAGTAAGAGAATCGTTAAAAAATCAAGAAGCATTAGACACTGCTAAAACAGTAACAATACAATCAAGCGATGGTAGTACATTGGCTGACAAAGAAGATTTTGTTACAGCATTTAACACTGCAAACTTTACAAATCTAAGTGCAGAAGTAATTACTGAAGGCGAGTTCAAAGGTGCAATTAAAATTACCCACGCATTAGGTGGTGAGTTTAGAATGAACAACACCTCAGGTACTCCGCTTGATGATGCAGGCTTTGGAACTGCAAATGCTCATGACTATGGCGGATTTGATTCTTTATCAACAACAAAACTTGATAATTTATATGTTGCACCAACTGGTGATTCAGAAGATTCAACTGTTGGAAATGAAGTAATAGCATCAAACTTTAAAAGATTAAGTTACACAGCAAGTACAAGTTCACCAACTACTGAGCCAGCAGATGGCACATTATGGTATGACACTAAGATTGATGAAGCAGATATTTTAGTACATGACGGAACTGCGTTCAGAGGATACAGAAATGTTTACACAAACACTGATCCAAATGGACCACAATTCAGTGCCACTGCTCCAACAACACAATCAGACGGAACACCACTTGTAAACAACGACTTATGGATTGATACCAGCGATCTTGAAAACTATCCAAAGATATACAAATACAACACAGCGGCTACTTTAAGTTCTACTAACACAGCGAACCAAGTAGCAGTAACAACATCAGGTGCGGCATTTGAGTTGGTAGATAAAACAGATCAAACCAC